CGCCGGCGCGGCCTGGGCCTGGGCCGGTGCCTGGGTCTGCACCGGAGCGGGGCTGGTCACCTGCGCGGCGGGCGTTCCGGCGGGGATGACGATCTCCTCGACGACGTTGACCAGCTTGCCGGGGTTACGGGCATCCTTCTCGACGCCGACCTTGATGGTGACCAGCTTGTTCAGGAACTCGCCGGCCGACTTCGGCCGCAGGACGTTGGTGGCGCGGCAGAGGCTGGACAGCTCGCGCTGGCCGATCTCGACGGCCGTGGGGTTGGCGTTCTTGAGGTTGATCCACTGGAAGACGCTGCGGCCCTTCACCGCGCACTCGTCGACGATCTTGTACTCGACGTTGAGGCCCAAGCCGCCCGCTTTCTGGGTCGGCTTCTCGGCGGCGGTCTTGATGAGGACCTTGTAGGTGGCGGCGGGAACGGGATCGCGCCCGGCGGCGGGATCGATCTTGGTGGCATCGAAGTTGTTGGTTGCGAGGAAGGACATGGATGGTTCCTGGGTTGACGTTGCGGGGATGGACGGTCAGGCGCGCAGCTTGGCGCGGTGGTGGTCGAGGTGGTTGGCGACGGCGATGGCGATGAAGTCGGTGATGTCCTGGCCCAGCAGGCGGGCCATGGCGCGGACGTCGTCGCCCGGCTCGACGATCAGGTCGGAGTCGCGGCGACGACGCGCCGGGTTGATCTCCAGCGGGGTGACCGCCTGGGCCCGGCGTGGCGCGGGGGTGATGGGCTGCGCCGGGGTCTCGGCGGTCGCCGGGACGGCGGGGGTTTCGGGCGGCGTGTCCTGCGGAGGCAGGCCCCAATCCATGGTCATGGCTATGCTGCTTTCCCCGCCTCAGTGGCGGGCTTGGTGGTAGAACGGAGGTTGGCGAGGATGCCGCCGACCAGGTCGGGCCAGGCGAAGGGCAGTTCGACCGGGAGGGCGTAGCGGTTCTTCGCCAGGAAGGCCGGCCGCTCCTGGCAGTACAGGATGCGCGTGCCGTCGCCGGTGGCGGTGGTGCGCGTCTTGTTGAAGCCCTGGTCGGTGGTGTCGGTGATGACCTGGTAGGCGGCGCAGGCGACGACGTCGCACCATTCCGCAGTCATCGGGCCGATGCCCGACCCCTTGCTGTCGATCTGCAGACGCGGCACCAGGCGGTCATACGCCGGGGTGCGGGGGTCCTCATGCTTCTTGATCGCCGCGTGGCCGATCAGCACGACGATCATGCGCTGGCGCAGGGCCAGCAGCTTGTTCAGCAGCTCGCGCCACAGTTCGGCGGCGCGGACGTAGCCCTTGCCGTAGCCGCCGCCGTAGGCCTCGATCGAGGCGACGTTCTGTTCGGCGCAGACGGCACGATAGCACAGTTCCTGAAGGGCGGTGACGCTATCGATCGCCAGCGCCTTGAACCCCTGCGAGTCCTGCGCCAGGGCGTCGATCAGCGCCAGCGCCTCCTCCCAGGTGGTCGGGGTCGGGGTCTTGGCGACCTCGATGGCGTCGGCGCCTTCCTCGACCGGCATGATGACCACGCCGGGGATGGAGGCGGCGAGTGTGGTCTTGCCGATGCCGCCCGGGCCGAAGATCATGATGCGCGGCGGGAGTGGCCGCTTGGTGGTGGTGATGGGAATGGCCATGGGATCCTCCTTGGATCGGGTGAAGGTGGGGTTCTTTCTCCCCCGTCAGCGGTTTGAGCGTGGGGTGTCGCGCCCCATCAGGAGCCGGCTTGCGCCGGTGCTCGGGAGTTCCTGTTAGGCGGCGGCGAGCTGCGCGGCGGTGATGGTCGTGATGCCGGTCGGATCGTTGGGCCACTCCCCCGAGGAGCGGCAGGCGAGGAAGTGCGACCACCACGCCCCGACCCGCTTGCGCGAGGCGGACATGACGGCGGGCTCGAAGGCCAGGACAGCGACACGATGCGGCTCTTCCTTCTCGACCACGATCAGCCCGCCGCCGGTGACGCCGAACAGGTCCTGATACCAGGCGACCTGTTCGGGATAGCAGAAGTCCCGGCACTGGCGGATGATCGAGTCCAGGCTGTCGGTGGTCTTGAGGTCCCACACCTGGTCGGGAATGACGATGTCAGCCTTGCCCTTGATCTGGATGCCATCGCGCTCGCCGAAGTGCTCGACCTCACACGCCACCTGCGGGTGACAGAGGATGCGCTGGGCGTCGGGGTTCCCGACCACAGCCATGGCGATGGCGGTGAACTGCTGCGCCTCGTTGGCGGTGATGAAGTCCTGACCGCCCAGGCCGGCGATCCAGTCCTTGGTGGCCTTCTTCGTCGACAGGTTGCCGCTGTCGGTCAGGTGTTCGGCCGGGCACAGCGGAAGGGCGCGGAACTTGTCCGGCTCCAGCACCGCCAGGTGGATCAGCCGGCCGGTGCGCAGGCTCGCCTTGTCGATGCCCGGCAGCGTGCCCTCGATGTGGCGCCGGTAGTAGTAGCGCGGGCTGACGGTGGCGAAGTCCTTCATCTGGTGGAAGGACGTGCCGGGCTTGGCGAAGTAGTCGTTGCTCATGCGTGCTCCAGTGCGGCGGTGTAGCGGTCCAGGTCGGCGTCGGAGAAGACGCAGAAGGTGCAGTCGGTCAGGTGGTGGGCGTTGAAGAACTTGACGGTGCCTATCGCCACGCGGCAGGCCTCGTCAGCCGGGTATCCGTAGATCCCCGTGCTGATGCAGGGGAAGGCGATGGATCGCAGGCCCATCTGGTCGGCCAGGTGCAGGGCGGACGCATAGGCCCCCGCCAGCAGGGTGGTCATGCGGAAGCTATCGCCGGCCCGATAGACCGGACCAACCGCGTGGATGACGTGCTTCGCCGGCAGGCGGTAGCCCGGTGTGATCTTGCACCGGCCGGTATCGCAGGGACCGACCAGGGCGCACGCCTCGGCCAGTTCGGGGCCGGCGGCGTGATGGATCCGTCCACACACCCCGCCGCCAGGCAGCAGCTCGGTGTTGGCGGCGTTCACGATGGCATCGACGACCAGGGTCGTGATGTCGGCCTTGATGACGGACAACTTCACGGCCGGTCCCCCGGCTTCATCGCGCTGAGCTTGGCGGCGTAGAGGCGGTCCTCTTTTGCACCGGGGTGCTCGCCGGCGACGATCTTGCCGCCCTCGACGTGGTAGGGCTTGCCCTTCTCGATGCCGTCCTGACCGACCGCGCCGACGACGATGCGCCAGGCGTCGCCGTCGTACCACTTGAAGGCGACCATTCCGCCCTCACCGGCGGTCGCGGTCCCGCTGTCACCGGCGGTCGCGGTCCCGCTGTCACCGGCGGTCGCGGTCCCGCTGTAACCGGCGGTCGCGGTCCCGCTGTCACCGGCGGTCGCGGTCCCGCTGTAACCGGCGGTCGCGGTCCCTCTGTCACCGGCGGTCGCGGTCCCTCTGTCACCGGCGGTCGCGGTCCCTCTGTAACCGGCGGTCGCGGGCCCTCTGTCACCGGCGGCCGCGGTCCCTCTGTAACCGGCGGTCGCGGTCCCGCTGTAACCGGCGGTCGCGGTCGCACCGATGATCTTGGCGTCGCGCTTCTCGGGCGGCAGGGCGGCGCGCAGGTACTCGGTCGCACTCTTCTGGTCGCCGCAATGCACCACCTCACCGGCGGGGAACTTCACTTTGCCGCCCAGGTCGATCACATCCTTGGACAGGACCTCGACCACCAGCCACTTGTTGTCGCCGGTCCACTTGGCGACGGAATGATCGCCCTCGCCCCACAGCCATCCGTGCAGGCCGTTGCCGCACTCGTTGTTCTTCCGCCAGTCTGGGCACTCGACGTGGCCGATCTCGGGCCAGGTGAAGCCGTGGCTACTGGACATGTCCGAGTTGCAGATGCGGAGTACCAGGACGGTATCGCCCTGCTGCGGGTTGGATGGGGCGGCGGCGACCTTAGCCTTCCGCTTCTTGGTGGTCTTGGTTTTCGACATGGTGCGCCTCCTGAGCGCGTGTGGTGGAGAGTTGGTGTCGGTCAGCGGTAGCGGTTGCCGCGCTTGGCCGCTTCGACCTGTGCGGGCACGCCGTCGAAATGGCCGCCGAAGACGCAGGCGCGCATGACCGGCTTGCTGTTGCTGTCGATGTGGTCGACGACCTGGCCGGGGCGCGGATTGGGCACGCACAGCGGCGTCTGTCCCCAGGGTGCGAGCGGCTTGCCGATGCGCTTGGCCTGGCTGCGCGCCATGCGGTAGTAGTCCCGGCGGGCGCGGCGTGATGGGATCTGCCGCTTCAGGTCGGCGGTGGTCGGAGTGTCGATGGCGTCGGTGCTCATGTGGTTCTCGGTGGTGGTTCAGTTGGCGAGGTAGGCGGCGCCGAAGGCGTCCGCGGCATGGGCGATCAGCTCGGCGCAGCCGATGCCCAGCAGGACGGCGACGACCAGGGCAAGCACGACCAGCAGCTCGCGCGCGTCTTCCTCGACCTCGATGCCGGCGCGGCCCTGGCCGCCCTTGATGCCGGGCATGCTCGGCTTGCTGGTTGCAGTGATGCGGCGCACGGGGCTTCCTCGGTTTCGGGTTCGTCGAGCGGGACGCCGCAGCGGGGGCAACCGCCGCAGAAGCCGTCAGAGCACGACAGGGCGCGCTCGCTGCGCGTCCGGTAGTGGGCGCGCAACTCGGCGGCGGTCAGCACGTCCTCGGGGGCCAGGTCGTCGCGGCTCACGCTGCACCGGCCTTGCGGCGCTGCTGCCGGCGGATCTTGGCGCCCATGCGGGCGAGGGCGGCGAGGGTGTGGTCGAAGCCGAGGCCGACGGGGCGCGGTACGATGACGATCTCGACGGGCAGGCGCTTCACGCGGCCCCCGCGTACAGGGCGCTAACCAGCCGCTTCTCGCTCATGTCCAGGGCGGCGGCGAGCTTGGGCATGTTTGCCTTGCGGGGCATTGACTGGCCGGTCAGCCAGCGATGCACCATGGACTTGCGGAAACCGGAGGCCTCGGCGATCTCGCCGTAGCTCTTGCCGGCGAGGTTCACCAGCGGCTGGCGTCCCTTCTTCTGGTCTTGCGGTTGGCTCATGCGTCCCCTATTTATGGACGATCAAGGCGAGCGCAAGTTGTTTCGTCCCTCTTTATGGAACGATTGCGAAAAACCGTTCCTTTCTGCTCATGCCGTCCCTATTATCGGGACACTATGCCTAGCTACTCAACCCCAGCGCACCCCCTCCTCTTTGAGCGCGTGCAGGTCGCTATGTCTGCGGCCGGCGTCAGTCTGAACGACCTGACCGAGCGCATAGGAGGCAGCAAAAACGCATGGTTTCAGCGTCTCCGCAGTAGGCACCTGCCGACCTATTTGGAGGACATCGCCAAGGCCTGCAACGTGACCGTTGAATGGCTACGCGGTGAGAAGGTCGGAGAGTCCCAGGCCGATGGTCTGGCGTTGCCCGTGATCGGCCAGGTGACGGCCGGCGATGGCTGGGCCAACCCCAGCCAGGACCCCGACGACAGCGCGCCCATTGTCATCAAGAGCCGCTGGCGGGCGGTCCGCATCGAGGGCCGCAGCGCCGAGCCGATCGTCCTGCCCGGCCAGTGCGTGCTGGTCGACGACACCCTGACCCCGAAGCATGGCCGGCTGGTGTGCGTCCAGACGCAGGACGGCCGGGCCTACTGCAAGCGCTTCTGCGACGTGGGCGACGGGCACATCGTGCTGGCTGGCCTGAACGCTGGCCAGGACTCGATCGCATTGCACCGCGAGGACATCGCCCGCATCAGCGTGGTGGTGGGCACCGTCTACACCGACAGCGTGGCACGATGAGCCGCGCCCTGATCATCCTGGCGGCGCTCTGCTGCGCCGGCTGTTTCGGGCCGTTCCGCGTGACCGGAGGCACTGACGACGGATCGCCGAAGCGGTGGCCGGGCGAGGTTGAGGCGGCGCGCGCCATCGTGCTGCGCTCTGCCGACGACCAGGCCAAGGGATCCGACCCGGTCGCGGTTGCTGCCGCGGTGGCGGTGCGGCAGGCCGCCGACCAGCTGGAGCGCGCGTCCATCATCTGGCGCGACGAGACCCTACCGAACCGGTACGGGAACGGCGCCGACCTGCAGCGCAACGATCGGGACCGGCGCAGCTGGATGGAGCGGAAGCGCGAGGAGCTGGAGCGCGAGGCGGCGCAGCGGATCGCCAGCCAGCGGGGCCAGCCATGAAGGCCATGTGGTTCGTGGGCATGATCGTGGCCCTGTCGGTGGCGATCGCGGCCGGTCAGCATGGCGGCGTTGTCGGCTGGCTGATCTGCGCCCTGGCGGTCTTCGCCTTCATGGTCGCCGGCGGCTACATGATGGGCAGCAAGTGACCGACCTACCCTGGGCGATCTACACCCGCGTCAGCACCGACGATCAGGCGAAGAAGGGCATCAGCCTGGACGCGCAGCTGGAGAGCTGCCGCTGCTACGCCAAGGCGCGCGGCTGGGCGGTGGGCAAGGAGTGCATCGAGCCAGGCATCACCGGCAGCACCATGAAGCGGCCAGCCCTGCAGGACCTGCTGGCCGAGGTCAAGGCGGGCAAGCTGGGAGGGGTGATCGTCTGGAAGCTGGAGCGCCTGTCCCGCATCATGGACGACGTGAAGGCCATGCACCGGCTGCTCGCCGAGGCGAACACCGACCTATGCAGCGTCACGGAGAACATCGACACGACGACGCCCAGCGGCCGGCTGTTTTTCCACATGCTGGCGAGCTTCAACGAGTACGACCGCGACAACATCCGCGAGCGCATCAAGGCGGCGATGAATCACCTGCGCGCCCAGGGCTTCTGGACAGGCGGTCACGTCCCGCCCGGCTGCCAGCTGGTTGCCGCCGGCGAGCGGCGGAAGCTGGTCGAGGATCCGGCGGTGGCTCCGCTGGTGCGCCCGCTGTGGTCGTGGATCCTGGGCGGCGACGGGCTCAACGTCTCGGCCCGCCGGCTGCAGGACGCCGGGGTGCCGGCGCCGGGCTACGTCGGCAAGGCCTCGCGCCGCGGCTGGACCCCGGCCCAGGCCTGGAACCTGGTCAGGTCGCCCCAGGTGACGGGCATCCTGGTCGACGCCGCCACCCAGGCCGCAGCCATCCAGGCGCTGGCGGGCCGGAAGACGCCCGTCCGGCGAGGATCGACCCCCAAGCCTGGAGCCAGGGCCAGCGTCGCCTCGATCGTGGCCGGGCTGCTCCGCTGCCCCATGTGCGGCAGCTCGATGGTGCAGGCCACGGTCAAACAGAAGTACCGGTATTTCCGATGCTGTCTGGCCAACAAGAACCGCAGCCTGTGCCGGCAGAAGGATCCCCGGGTGGAGCTGGTCGAGGCGGCGGTGGTCGACGCCCTGGAGGAGGCGATCAACGGCGGGCGCTACCGGGACAGTCTGCTGGCGGCCAAGCATGTCTCGATCGGCCAGGTGCAGGAGGCGCGGCAGGCCAAGGGCCGGCTGACGGTCGAGCGGGAACAGCTCGCCGGACGCATCGCCCACCTGGCGCGCACCGGGCAGGTCGGGACCGCCGGCTTCAACGCTGCCCTGGAAGCCCTCGGCGAGGACTCCAAGGCCATCGACCGCCGGCTGGTCGAGGCCGAGGCGATCCTGGCGGTGCGGGGCGTGGATGCCGACAACATCGAGCTGGCGCTGGACACGATCGGCCGGGCCATGGCGCGCTTCCAGGCGGCCGACTGCTCGCCGGTGGAACGGGCCGCCATCCTGCGCGAGTGGATCCAGAAGGTGGAGGTCCACCCCGACCGGGTGCGCCTGTTCATGTGGGGAATGCCAGAAAACAAAGAACCCCAGCCTTTCGGCCGGGGGTTTGCACCGGAAACCGGTATTGGTACTCCCAAACGCACGGGGTGCAAACCAGTATTGGTAGAGGTTCCGCGGGGTTCCGTGGCCCCGGCACCGCGCTAGGATGCCGCCGTGCCCTACAAGGACGGCAAACCCACCCCCAGCCAGTTCAAGCCCGGCAATCGGGCTGGGAAGGGCATGGCCAAGCCGCCGGGCCGGAAGGCCGGCCTGACGCCCCAGATGGAACGCTTCGCCCGCGAGTACGTCGTGGACCTGGATGTCGGGGCGGCGGTGCAGCGGGCCGGCTACTCAGCCAAGGATGGCAGGACCGCGGCTACGAAGGGTAGCCACCTGCTGCGCCGGGCGGACGTGGCGGCGCTGGTCGCCAGCCTGAAGGCGGCGCAGTTCAAGCGCCTGGACCTGAAGGCCGACGACGTGCTGCAGGAGTTCATGCGCCTGGCGGACGTTGACCCGGGGAAGCTCTACAACGCGGACGGGCAGATGCTGCCGGTCCACAAGCTGCCCATCGATGTACGACGGTGCATCAGCTCGATCGAGTATGACGTGGCCGGGCGGCCCAAGGTCAAGTTCTGGTCGAAGACTGAGGCGCTGGGCATGCTCGCCAAGCACTTCAAGGTCTGCGTCGAGCGGGTCGAAGTGAAGGACGTTAGCGACCGCGCGCAGGCGCTGGCGAAGGCGTTGGCGCGGGTGCAGTCAGCTGGCGGCACCACGCCCACGGGTGCTGGGGCATCGACTGCCTGAGCTTGGCCACGTCCTCGGGCGTCAGGTCCTTGCCGAAGAACAGGTCGACGGGCTCCAGCTCGATGCCTCGCTCGCGGGCAGCGCGGTAGACCTCGCGCAGGATGATGGGGTTGGGAAACTCCCCATCCCTGCCTCCATCGGCCTCGGCCCTCGCCCACTCCTGCACGTTCTGACGCGGGCGGCCTAGTGCCGCGGCCAGTGGCCGGATGCCGCGGAAGGCGATGATGGCGACATGGACCGGTGGTAGGTGCATGGAGCTATGGCGTAGCGCCATCGGTGCGGTGGGAACCTAGCGAGAATACGGAACGAAGTGGACCACGACATTCATGGAGTTGACCGCCTTGCCTGCCCCCGTGTCGGTCTTGGCCCAGCGCAGAGCCGACCCCGCCGGGAGGATGGCATTAGCGCCGACCAGGGTGGTTGCGCTCAGGCTGATGGGCGTGTCGTCGGGGACCGCGATGCCGCCGGTGACCTTGGTGTTCGCACTGACGAGCACGTTGCCGGTGTTCATGTTGCGCAGCTCGATCGTGGTATAGTCCACGTCTGACTGAGCAATGGCCCCGTTGTTGGTGATCTCGATCTTCCAGATGTAGCAGTCGAACGGCGCGACGAATCCCGAGTTTTGCCCGTTGTTGCCAGCAGCGAAGATGCCGCAATGGAAGGTCTGCTTCTGGCTCTTGTAGGTGGCGGCGGTCAGGCCGTCGGCACCGATGGCGCGGCCGGTGATGGCCTCCACTTCGGCGTCGTAGATGCCCATCTCGCTTCCGGCGTAGAAGCCACCCTGGACGCCGCCAGGCGGGTTGTTGGCGATCTTGCGGAAGATCGGGCGCTCGAATCGGATGGGGCCAGTCAGCAGCGTGCCAGTGTAGGCGCCGGCGATGCGCGTGCCGCGGCAGAAGAAGTCCCGCACGGTGATGCGCTTGATCGAGCCGAAGCCAGCGGTCGGGCACTCGATGAAGGCGGCGTAGTCGATCGGGTAGCCGGGATGGCTGCCGTCGTTGGCTACGCCGTCGTACACGTCCACGGCCGAGACGTTGGAGACGACGATGTCCTCGACCGTGCCAGCCGTGCCCACGTTGTTGACCGCGATGTAGATATGCGCGTTGGTCAGGGACTGCGTCCGAGCGCGGGCGCGGATCGTGCAATCGCTGATGTTTACGTTGCGGACGATGCAGCCGCGGCCGGCGAGGATCTGGAATGCGGACTGGTACAGGAACCCGGCCGGGTCGATCAGGCTGCACCCGCTGATGGTGATGTCCTCGACCAGGCCGTCGCGGTAGTCGGCGGTGATCGCGCCCGGCTTGATGTAGGCGATCATCGCGCAGTTGTAGCCGGCTACGCCGGTCACGGTCACGTTGCGGACGTACTTGCTGTAGTCGCCAGCGGCGCCAGCGGTGCCAACCTCGGAGCCGATCGAGACGATGGCCTGATGCCCGCGCACCGTGCCGCCCGTGATGCTGATGTTGTAGGTCTGCGCCAGGCCCTTGATGACGTAGCCGTCGTCACCCCCAGGTCCGCCGCTCATGTTGCTTTCCAGCTCGCAGCCGGTGAAGCTGTGATCGTGGCCGGCGATGTAGATTCCGTTGCTGCCGAAGGTGCGCAGCCCGCGCACGATGCCGTAGCTGCTCGCGTCGCGGATGTACCCCTGATAGCCGCCGGCAACGGGCGACTTCTCCAGCGTCACGTCCTCGATCAGGAAGCGGGTGGCGCTGATGTCGAGGAGGTAGGTATCTCCGTCGCTGGTGTCGTCGAGTACGTGCAGCCCATGCACCGACAGGTCGGTGGCGGCGGCGCTAGCGGTGATGCGTGCATTTCGCAGGCGGGCACCGTAGCCCCAGAGCGTCACGCGGGCGCCGGTGATGGAGAGGTTGCCCGATGCGTAGATCGCTGGCGGGAACAGGACCACGCCACGGCCGGCGGTCTGGGCCGCGTTGATGGCCGCCTGAATGGCCGCCGTGTCGTCGGTGGTGCCGTCGCCTACCGCGCCGTAGTGGCGCACGTTGTAGATCCCACCGAAGCCGAAGGCGGAAAAGGCAATGGCCTGGGTCGATGCGGCGACGACGGCCTGCATGGCGGACGACACGGGCGTAGATGCCGGAGCCCCGACGATGAGGTCGCCATCCGCATCGAAGTACACGCCAAGAAGCGCGCGCACTTCCTTGGCCGGGAGCTTGAAGGCGTCGCCGCCAGCCTCTGAATCGGGCAGCCGGATCGAGCGGTTGATCTGGTCCTGCAGCTGCTGGCTGACCATCATCAGCCGATCGAAGACGCGCTCGTGGATCTCGGCGAGGAATGTGCCCTGGTTGCGCAGGTCGGTGGACTGCAGCAGGTCCAGCTCGCGGAAGGCGGCCAGCTCGTAGCCGCTGGGCAGGACGCCGGCCAGCAGGGTGAAGGTGCCGCCGTTGTAGCCGCCGGCGCCGGGCACGGTGTAGTCGGTGGTCAGGGCCAGC